TGTTTTAAATATTGATAACTCAACACAAAATCAGTTAATTGATAATGTTACGTTAAGCTTATTGAATGTTTTAAATATTGATAACTCAACACAAAATCAGTTAATTGATAATGTTACGTTAAGCTTATTGAATGTTTTAAATATTGATAACTCAACACAAAATCAGTTAATTGATAATGTTACGTTAAGCTTAGTGCCCATTTTAACAATAGCAGATACACTTCAGAGCGAGTTTATAGATAGTATAGCTTTAGCACTGTCCAGCGTATTAACTGTTGATAGTGTGCAACAGAATGAATTGCTCGATAACGTTAACCTCTCGCAATCTAATCTATTAATCGTTAACGGCTTAACTCAAAGTGAGTTGATAGACAATATTACACTCATAACAAGCCAATCATTGTTGGTTGATGGTTTAACGCAAAACGAGACTATAGATAACATTGGACTAACGTTATCCAACCTCTTAGATGTGCAAGGCGTTAACCAAAGCGAGCTAATAGACGGTGATTTATTGCTTATTTACATGTCTACAGGTGGCAGCTGCCCAACTGCACAGCAAATTGCGCAAGCCGTATGGGATAAAGTTTTATAATGCCTACAGCATCTGAAAGAATGTTAGAATTAAGCCCATTGGCGCCTGGGGCAACAGCTAGATCTCACTTTTTAGCTATCACATTAGGAGGCGGGTCAGGATTTACCGTTGTAGAAGGAGTTCAATTGGAGATGGATATGGCACCCGAAATTGAAATCGATGAAGGGTTAGATGTGTCACTAGAAAATGAAAGCGTTGATATAGAGATCGACGATTCAACTGAAATTATTATAGAGGATTGTTAGATGGGTATATTGCAAGTAGATGACGCTACAAAAACATTGGAATACGGTAGAGGCGATAGCTTTGAGACAGAAATAACTGTCAAAAACAAAGCAGGTTCAGAAATAGATATTTCAGGTTTCACTTTTGCCTTAACGGTAAATACTGCGCCAGATCCTTCAGATAATACGAACGAGGTATTTACAGTTGCCGGGGTTATCAATGACGCCCTTAATGGTAAGGTCGGGTTTTCACCGACGGACACCGATACGGATATTTCTCCTGACACTTATTTCTATGACATTCAGATGATAGATGCTGCGTCTAAAAAACGAACCATAGTGATAGCTCAGTTCTTAATAACGCAAGACATTACTAAGGCATAACTATGACTACTTTTGTACTAGAAGACGAAACAGGATTATCGACTGCGACAAGTTACATTGATGTGACGTTTGCCGATGACTATTTAGGTAAAAGTTGGGCGACCGGCAAGAGTACTACTGACAAACAGAATGCCATTATTGAGGGCAGCGAGTACGTTGACGCACGATTTTTCAATAAGCTCAGAGGAAGGCCTTTAGTAAATGATCAAGGGTTAGAGTTCCCTAGAAGCGGACTGTATAACGTTTACGGCGTCTTAGTTGAAGGTTTGCCGAATGATCTGAAGAAAGCCGTTGCCATATACGCCGAGCAATCATTAAATGGAACTCTGTATCCAACAAACGAAACAACGGCCAAAGAAATTAAGAAAAAGAAAACTGTTGTGGGCCCAATTGCCACGGAGATCGAATATGTTGGATCTAATCGTGCTAAGGAATTTCTAAATTTCCCATTAGCAGACAGGTTGATGGCGCAGTTCCTAAAAACATATGGCGGTAGAGCGGTGAGAAACTAATGGCTGAATCTGACGAATTTTACAACGAGCTATCTACTGAGGTAGTATCTATTTTATCTGAATTAGGTACAACATTCAATGTGAAAGCTGAAGGCGTTTATGACCCTCAAACCTTAACTACTTCAGAAGGAATTGAAAGGACAGTTACAGGAATAGTTGCAGATCAAGAACAAACCTATTCGCTTTCATCGGGCGTCGGTGAACCATCTAAATCTTGGATCTCAGGAAAGAATTTATTGTTGTCAGCTGATTCACACCCTAAACCCAAAGAGGAAGTATACGTAGACGGGAAGTGGTTTTCTTTAGGTAATGTGAAACCTATAAAACCAGCCGATGTTGTAGTTCTTTATATTTTGGATATAAGCTTATGAGTTTCGGTTCAGATCTTACTAAGTTCAATAAAAAGTATGTTGACGTTTTCAGTAAAGTCAGAAGGGGGTCCGCTTTAAATTTATTTTCAGCAGTAGTAATATCTACCCCTGTTGATAAAGGAACATTAAGATCTAATTGGTTTGTCGGGATAGGGGCAGGAAGGACCGACGTCTCAGATTCTGTTTTGCCTCAGGCTTCTATTATAAATTCTATAAAGCAGGCATTGTTAGATGTAGATGTCTCTAAAGATGTTTTCTTGACAAATAATTTACCATACGCTTCGGCCATAGAATACGATGGGCACTCGGCAAAAGCCCCTAGAGGTATGGTGAGAATAAATTTAGTCAATTGGGATAGGATAGTAGAATCTAACATAAGGAAATTCAAATAATGGCTGCTAATTATTCAGACATAGAAAAAGCGTTAATTAAAGGCTATACTGATTTGGCGTTAGGGTACCCTACCAGTTATCCTGCTGCCGAGTTAGATCCTAATAACCAACCTTCAGATGCGCCTTGGATTACCTTACACAACCTAAGGGCTGAAAGTTTACCGGCAACTTTGGGCAACCAAGGTGAAGATAATCATCCTGGTCTTTTTCAAATAGATATAAACACACCTAAGAATAAAGGAAGCGGGCAGAGTTTACAAATCGCTGACACAATACTCGCCTCTTTTACTTCTGGCAATACTTTAATATATAATGCTCAAGAGGTAAAGATATTGTCAACTAGCCTTTCTCCTGGTCGGTATGTTGGAGGATTTTATCGGGTCAGCGTAACAATTAATTATTATGCAAGAACAACACGCAACTAATCGGAGATTCAAATGGCAGATGGCAGCGGACATTCATTATACGTAGTAGAAGAAACAGTTTCAGGTACAACGCCTACTAACCCGGCGTTAATCCAGGTTAGAAACACAGGCACAACATTAGCGTTAAATAAAGACTCGTTGCAATCTGAAGAGATTAGGGACGATAGACAGATTTCTGATTTCAGATTAGGAGCTAACCAGGTAGCTGGCGACATCCCATTCGAATTAAGTTACGGTTCTTTCGACCTATTATTGGAAGGCGCATTGCTTTCAGACCCCTGGGCACCAATTGCCGATACTACTGTGATAAGCATTGATTCGGCGTTAGGAACATTTACTAGGTCTACGGGCGATTTCCTTGCTGATGGATTCTTAGCAGGTCAAACAATAATTTCATCAGGGTACGTTGATTCGAACAATAACGGTAGATTTACTATCGACAGTTTGACGGATCTTGTCTTGACAGTTAGCCCAGCAGATGGCCAGACACAAACCACTGAAGCCGGCGGCGGCGATGAGCAAATCTTAACTGCTAATCAGATAATCAAAGCAGGTAAAACAAGGAAGTCGTTGTCGTTTATTCGTTATTTCTCTGATGTGTTACCTGCAGACAACCCTTACCATATCTTCACAGGTAATGAATTGAACCAATTACAGTTAACTATTGCTGCAAATACTATGGTAACTGGTTCATTTTCTGTTGTAGGTAGAGGTCAGACGTTAGCAAACGACTTAACAGGGTTAGGAACACCGACATATCCTGCTGTGTCCACAACCAAGCCTTTAGATTCCTTTACAGGAGTATTGAAAGAAGGCGGCACGACTATCGCTGTTATTACAGAAGTAAGTTTGACATTACAGAATGGTATCGAACCTAAGTTTGTAGTAGGTAGTAAGGATTCAATCGCTCCTTCGATCGGTCGTTCAAACCTTACTGGGCAAATAACAGCGTTCTTTGAAGATTCAACGTTATTAGAGAAATTTATTAATGAGACAGAATCTGATATAGAATTCACATTACCAGATGCAGCTGGAAATCAGCAAACGTATAGAATCCCTAGAGTTATTTATACAGGTGGCCAACCTGACGTTTCAGGAGAAGGCCCTGTGACATTAGCGATGCCGTTTCAAGCAGTTCTTGATGCTACTCAGGCAACGAACATAGTTATTGAAAGGTTGTCAGCAGCATAACGTATTGATCTTTTAGCGGTGATAGCCGGTAGGAGTAAAGCCTTATCGGCCACCTCCCAGGATCCGCTAGGAGATCATTTTATAGGAGAGGATAAAATGAAAGAATTTTTTACAAGAGAGGTGGCAAATGAAGGGAAAAAAGTACCTTTATATTTGCCTAATGGGGAAAAGAGTGAACATTGGTTAGTACTACTAGGTACCGACAGTGATCAATTCCGTTTAACAGAAGCAAGATCTAAACGGAACGTTATTGAGTTTGCTCAAATTGAAAGTGCTTCTGAACGAGAAGAAGCCGTTGAAGATGCCAAAAGAACCTTAGTGGCGTCATTGATTTCTGATTGGTCTTTTGATCAGGATTGTGATGAAGCCAATAAGATAGAGTTATTGAAAAATGCTCCTCAAATTGGTAACATGATTAATTTATATTGTGCGGATAGAAAGAATTTTTTCAAGTAAGGGTCCAAGAACTTTGTAAGTGGTATGAGTCTGAAATAAAACTTGCAAAGAAACCTAAAGGATCAAAGGTCTCACTTAGAGATCATTTGGTACAAGTTTGGAAGACCCTAGGTAAAAAACCGAAACAGCTAGAGGAACAGCCTGAATTCCCTGAAGACTTAAGGTATTTATGGGAATGGTACGGGGAAGTTAAGGGGCCTGAGGTATTTAGTTTTGTCGAGTTGAAAGCTTGGTCAGAACTAACGTTACAAAAACCTAAGGCGTGGGAAGTCGATGTCATGAAGACATTGGATAGGGTTTATTGGAAAACTATACATGACTGATATTGCAAGCCTTCAAATCCGAGTTCAATCCTTAGAAGCAGTTACTGCTGAAAAGAGGCTAGGGAAGTTATCAAAAACCGGAAACCGTGCAGAAAAAGCAACAGATGGACTGACATCTAGCTTCGGACGACTTCTAGGCCCTCTGGCCGCTGTGGTCTCAGTAACGGCAGGCCTTAGCAAGCTTGTCAGTGTCACCAGAGAATTCGACGTACTGAACGCCCAGCTGATCACAGCAACAGGTTCTGCCGAAGGCGCTTCTATTGCTTTTGCAAAAATAGAAGACTTCGCGGCAACTACCCCGTTCGATCTCCAACAAGCAACTAGGGCCTTTACTGATCTAGTCAATAGAGGTCTGACTCCAAGTGAGCAAGCTTTAAAATCATACGGTGATACTGCGTCGGCTTTAGGATTTAGCCTTTCCGATATGGTACTTGCCGTATCTAACGCTACTGCCGGTGAATTTGAGAACCTTAAAAAATTCGGTATAAGATCTAAGAAAGAAGGTGACAATGTAACATTCACCTTCAGGGGCGTCGAGCAGACGGTAAGGAATACTACTGAGGCGATTGAGGGGTATTTCATTGCCTTAGGTGAAGAAAACTTCGCTGGTGCGATGATAGAACGGTCTAAAACATTAGATGGTGCTATCTCAAACTTAGGTGACTCATGGGATACATTGTTCAGGACCATAAGCGAGCAAGGTATTGGCGATGTAATGACCGAAGGCGTCTTTACTGCTATTGACGTTATTGACGAACTAACAGCGATGTTAGGGTCAGGTGAGATTGAAGCTAGAATCGATGCGATAACAGGCAAGTTCGATGTATTCGGCGAGCGTATAATTAGAACTTTTGACATTATATCTTCTAGCATAGATGTATCAACAGGCGGTTGGGAAAAAGATGTATTAGAGTTCTTAAGTATATTCGACGGTGCGTTTACAAACATGCCGGAAAATGTGGCATTCATTATGGGTGCAATAGGGACCGAAGTAGCAGTCCTATTAGACTATGCTTCCCTATATGGGGAAGGGTTTGTAAATATCCTCGTTGCCGAATTCGATAGCCTTATAGATAAAGCAAAAGTGTATGGTATAGCGTTAGGGGATGCAATGAATCCTTTTTCTTACAATACATTTGACTTAGATGCAGAATTGGCTAAAATAGACGCGCGTACTGATTCTACTTACAAAAACATTGAAGCCGGTGAGAGGCGTATTGCACAGGCTAGACAAGATTCTTTGCAAGCGCTGGCCGATGAGAGGCAACAATCTATTTCAGGCTATGACGAAGAGATACGGAAAGCAAAAGCCCTGACAGATGAAGCAATTAAGCTTAGAGACGAGCGTAGAAACAATCCAGAGGACGTCTTAAAACAGTTTGGAGTAGGTGCCACAGCGACCGGGCCTACAGATGAAGAAACTAAAGCGGCAGAAAAAGCAGCTAAGGCCGCTGAGAAACTTCGAGAAGCACGAGAAAAAGAGTTAGAAAATTTGCGACTTTCTCTTCGTACAGAGGAAGAGGTAATCAGTGAGAGTTACGCTAAGCGATTAGACATTATCCTTACCAATACTCAAGATGGAACGGAAAAGCAACAAGATCTTCTGAAGCGATTGAATGAATCATTTGCCGACGAAGTTATAGGGCCATTGGCTACGCCAGATAGCTATGAGGAGCAATTAGCCCAAATCGAAGAATTCTATCTAGCACGAAAAGAATTGATATTAGAGAATGTCAATCTGACAGAAGAAGAACGAACCCAATTAGAATTAGAATTAACGGCTCAAAGAAATGAGAGAATCGCCCAATTGGAAGATGCTAGGAACACTGCTATCTTGCAAGGATCAGGTGAACTTTTTGGACAATTAGCAGGTCTGGCTAAGAACTATGGCGGAGAGCAAAGCAAACTTTACCAAACGTTATTCGCCGCCAGTAAAGCCTTTGCCATTGCCGAATCTGTTATAAAGATCCAACAAGGTATAGCGCAAGCCGCATCGTTGCCGTTCCCTGCAAATCTAGGGGCGATGGCAACTGTGGCTTCATCGACCGCTGGTATCGTATCAACTATACAAGGTAGTAATTATTCAGGCAATAAAGATGCAGGCGGTATCATTCCTCAAGGGCGAGTAGGACTTGTGGGTGAGTTTGGCCCTGAGCTCGTAAATGGCCCTGCGAATGTAACAAGTAGAAGGGCTACTGCTGAAAAGCTAGATAAAGCTTCCCAAAGTGATAACACGCCGGTACAACCCCCTGGAAATAACATCCTTGTTGTGCAAGAAACAAGCGAGGAAGATATTCGTTCGTTCTTAGGCAGTGATGAAGCATCAGATATGATATTAGAGGTGCTGCAAAGAAATCCTGAAGCACTCAAATCGGCGACTGCATAATGAGTTTATGGCCGTTCGTACCCCAGGCAGAAATGTCAGAAAAGCAAGAATGGAAGACCGAAGTTCTTGAGGCCTATTCCTCAGAGCAACGGTTGAGTTTGAGGCCTATCCCAAGGACTTACTTAACAATGTCTTTCCAACTCGTAGATACACAGCTCGAGCATGCTTACGAGTTAGCCCTGTTACATACGACCGACGAAATTGATTGCCCCTTATGGATAGACTACTTAAGGGTAAACGGCCTTAAAACTAGCGATACGTCGATTGCAGTAGATACTCAGAGCGGTAGGTTCGTTGTCGGACAGAAAGCATTAGTCCTAGGAGACGACAACACATATGAGGAAGTAACACTAGATTCTAACACAGGATCTTCTTTGGGCTTCAGCACCACACCGTTAACTAAGGGTTATGATTACGCAATCATTGTTCCGATATTCCCATCGATTATGGTAAAGTCCCCTACTTTCACAAAAGGCAATCATCAAACAACAGTATGTAAGGCAGTATTTGCATTTGATGCCGACTTTGGAATAGCCGAGAACAATACATTCCCGGTATTCGATGGCACTTATATTATGTCGGATCGGGCCGTGGCTAGTAGTGTGTCTAATGAAGTATCTCAGAAATCGAAAGTTTTTCCTAATATATCAGGAAAAATAGTGAAACAAACACGATCAAATCTAATTAGAACGACCGACAAACTACAATGGTCTTTTGACAATTATCTAGATAGTTACCCCACTCGACAATGGATCCACTCGACTAGGGGAAGACAGAAATCTTTCTATCTTCCAAAATGGACAAACGATTTCATACCAACTCGTGATATAGTAAACACTGAGACCTTTATCTATGTTAAAAGAAACTTAAACTTAGAGAATAGTTTTTCTGGTCCTATTTTAGTTGTTCTAAATGATGGGACTTTACACCCTTTTATTGTAACGTCGCTCGTGCTATTTAATGCGACCGAGCTTAGATTGGAAGTAGGGACAACAGGAATAGACGTGATGTTATCCGATATTGAGTTGATTTGTAGAATGCCTAAAAATAGACTTTCACAAGACGTTATCAATTTCAGACGTACTAATTCAGGTGGATTCGAATTAGGACTGAAAACAATCGAGGTGACAGCGTGACTTACGAAACAGCTGAGTTGTCAGTAGAAGGTGGTCAACCATTCTTCTTGTACGAATTTAACACTCCAGATACCACCTACAGGTTTACTAGTTTATCTTACCAACACACGGTTAATTCTGAGGTGTGGTCGCCGTATCCAGTAAAACATTCTGCCGTTAAGCAGACTAATGAGATTTCTAAGAATACTGTAAAAATAACAATGCCTTTAGGAAATGATCTTACCGATCTTTTTAAAGGTTATGTTCCAGATTTTATAATCACTGTAAACGTTCACAGAGGTCACGAGGGCGAGACAGACACAGAGCTTTATTGGAAAGGTAGACTGACTACTCATGATTTATCAAATGATAACATTTCATTTTCTTGTGACTCAGTTTTTACATCTCTAAAAAGATATGGGATAAGAGCAAGATATACTAGAGCATGTAGGCACACGTTATATGATAGAGGTTGCAATTTAGAAAAAGCTAACTTTTCCTATACTTCGTATCTAGGTCAAGTCAATGGGCTATTAGTTGTCGCTCCGAACAATGAAGCGGACGGTTTTTTCACCGGCGGAATAATTGAGTTTGAAGATGGATCTGCTAGATTTATATCTAATCACTCCGGTGATATACTAACCATAAATTACAAATCTAAATACATAAATGAAACAAATCAGAGCGTAGGCTATGGTTTAAGTTATGGGGAAGTTTATGGCGCAAAACCAATTACGATATACCCCGGATGCGATAAAACTTTAACAACGTGTGACACAAAGTTTGACAATAAATTGAACAATGGCGGGTTCAAATGGATTCCTTCTACTAATCCTATGGGTGGGAGTTCGATAGTCTAATGTGGAATTTTGTAATATCATTCGTTGTTAGTTTTGCTATATCTTATTTCTTAGCACCGAAACCTCAGAGCCAAAAACCACCGGGTGTTGGAGAAATAAAAACCCCCACTGCCGAGGAAGGTAGAGAAATACCTGTATTGTTTGGAACTAGAATAATAAAATCACCTAACGTTGTTTGGTATGGCGATATAAAAATTGTTGCTATAAGAAAGAAAGGCGGTAAAAAGTGATAATAAAAATGATTCATATCAGAAAAGCGAAAATGTGTAGTAAAGGAACTCGGTCTTTCTTTTTGAGACATAATATAGACTGGTCTAGCTTCATAAAAAACGGCGTAGATGAGGATATACTTCTATCTACAGGTGATGCGATGGCTAAACATGTTGTCGAGGTTGCCAATGGGAGGTAGTAGTAAAAAAGTAACTGTTGGTTATAAATACTATGTCGGCGAACACATGGTTATTTGTAAAGGGCCGGTTGATTATGTTGGAGGAATAAGGATTGATAAAAGACAGCTTTTCAATGGCGTACAGACAGAAGGTTCTATAACTGTAAGCAAGGAAAATTTATTTGGAGGAAAAGAAAGAGAGGGTGGTGTATCTGGAAAAATAGATTTCGCCTTTGGTGGAGATTCACAAACGCAAAATAGTTATTTATCGAGCAAGCTAGGTTCTAATGTGCCGGCTTTTAGAGGTGTTCTATCAGCGATATTGAATAGGCTATATCTTGGTACAAACCCGTATCTCAAGCCTTGGGATTTTAGAGTCCAAAGAATACACACTAGGCAGAACGGGATAGCTCAGTGGAATGATTCTAAATCTGAGATATTAGCATTTCAATCCGATGATTATGCAATAAAAGAGGATTTTTCAGATGGATTAACCCCATACGTCGATGCCACACCTAACGGTTTTAATGGTAGCAAAAGTGAATTTTCTTTGGGTTCTAGTGAATATGGAACGACAGTTGAGATACCAGAGGCTATTTGGATTGAAGGTGAATCATCTCATCCTCAAATAAACAGAGACTACGGATTATCAATAGAGTTCACTAGAGTAGAAGCAAAATTAAGACTAAATTCTAAAACTTTCCAAGGGGATGACTCCGGAGGGGTAGGCTTTCTTACTTCAGGCGGGACGGGCGTGATTGGTTTTGGAATAAGAAGGCAATACGAAATAGATAACTTGCAAAGACCTAATATTTCACACTCTTCTCAACCTTTGAACCCGGGTAATCCTGTTGGAACCGGTGAAGTAGAATTGGGTGTTTGGTATCAATTTAGAGCAACATACAACAAGGCATTAGGCAGAGTTACAGGTAGTGTCACTAATTTAGAGACGGGTTTAGAATTCGGAAGTGTTGATTTCTATACGGGAGCACGTGGAACAATAGGAGAAATTTCTTTTTCCAATGACGATGTCAATGGAACATCAGGATCATGCTCTATAACAGATGTGAGGGTTTTGGATGAAATAGCCTTTTCTGATATGAACCCTGCACATATAATTAGAGAATGCATAACCGATCCAGATTGGGGGATGGGCTATCTTGATGCAGACGTAGACGACTCGTCATTTGAGTTGGCGGCTAACACATTGTATAGTGAAGATTTGGGCGTAAGCATTTTATGGGACAAACAAGTAAAGCTTGAAGATTTCATAATAGAGGTGCTAAGACATATAGATGCTGCGTTATACGTAGATAGAACAACAGGGAAGTTTGTCCTAAAATTAATAAGATCGGATTATGTAGAAAGTAGTTTGTCTGTTTTTGATGAAACAAATATAATATCTGTTAAAAGTTATTCCAGACCGACATCCAACGAGCTTATAAACAAAGTTACCGTTGTGTTTGAAAATGTAGAAACAGGAGAAAATGAAGTCGTCTCCGTAGATGATCCATCTTTGGTTTTGCAATATGGTGGCGTAAATAGCACCACAATACAATACCCGGGGTTTTCGGTTTTTTCTACCGCATCAAAAGCCGCAGCAAGAGATCTAAAAACACTTTCCTCTCCTATACTAAGTGCCACACTGACAATCAACAGAGAAGCTTCGTCATTAAATGTTGGTGATGTATTTAAGTTTATATGGAATGATTATCATGATGGGTATATTGTCATGAGAGTAAAGCAAATCGCCCTTGGTGACGGAAAAAGCAATTTGATCCAAGTAACTTGTTCTGAAGATGTGTTTTCTACCCCTCAGACTAGCATTACTGTTAGAGAGATTGACGCATGGGAGCAACCTGTTTCAATAGCCGGAGATATTGATTATGTGGAAATACATGAAGCATCATATTATGAGCTTGTTTTCAGCGAAGGGCAAGAAAGCGTTGACTCTGAGTTGTCAACTGATAACAGCATTGGATATATAAATGTCTCTGTTGCCCATAGCTCAGACGGAAATTTTATAAACGGAGAATTATGGGTTGATTCTGGCGGGGGTTATATAGAGGTAGATCAGGTCGATTTTTGCCCTGTTGGGGTTGTCAGCACATCATACTCAAAAACAGACACAACATTATCTTTCTCTAGTATAGAGAATATAGACGAAATATCTATAGGTAGTCATGGTATCATGAATGGAGAAATAATGTCTATAGTTTCATTTGATTCTGAACTTAACACAATAGACGTACATAGGGGCGTTTTAGATACACTTCCAAAAATAGGTAATGTCGATGATGTCTTCGTGATTTACTCTGATTACTCAGCCAGTAATGATATACAATACGTTGACGGTGAATCTATCGATATTAAAGTGACTTCTCTTACCGGCCAAGGTCGTCAAGACTTAGTTGATGCGACAGCATATCAGACGACTATGGATTCTAGAGCAATTAGACCATATCCTCCGGGCAATTTACAAATTAATAGTTTATACTTCCCCACGCAAATACAAGACTCCATAGCAATAACTTGGGCGCATAGGGATAGGCTTCAACAAACAGCATCACACTTTGCTTATACTACAGGAGACGTTGGTCCGGAAGCAGGAACAACCTATGATATTTCTGTAAAATATTCAGATGATACTGTCTTAGAATCAGCAACAGGGTTAACAGGAACAAGCTTTACAGTTACAAATCCCATAGAAACTATTGATGACATTCTAACTATAGAATTACAAACTTTTAGAGATGGTTTTGAATCACGTGATAAATATCTTTTTGATGTGCAATATGCTGATTCAACAGCATATACTCCTGATGAAGACTTCAGCATGACGAGCGAATCATACACACCATCAAACAACTTTACATTTTAAGGCTTAACACATGACTTATTCAGCAACAATTCAAGCAGAACCATCCCTAGTAGGCTACTGGAAATTAGACGAAACAAGCGGAACGATTGCTACCGATAGCAGTGCCTATTCAAATGATGGCACTATCTCAGGCACACCAACTATGGGGGCTAACGGCTTGGTTTTTGAACCTAGCGGGAAGTGTATTGATTTTGATGGGGTGGATGACTACGTAGTGGCTGCTTCCGCAGTCAGTGACCCGTCCGAAATATCCCTTGAAGCGTGGTTTTACTCAAACGGCACAGGTAATGAAAAAATAATAAGCTACCAAGATTCTTTGGGTCAACTCTTCGCCGTAAACCTTTCAACAGGGGCTAGTGAGATTGTCGTAGGCATAGAAACCTCTGGTACTGCTGCCATATACGGTAACACAGGCTTAGTGGCGAATGATGGTGTTGTCAGACATATTGTTGCCACTACTGATAGAGTTGTAACAAAGGTGTACGTAGATGGTGAGTTTTTAAATTCTTTCGACACAGTTATGAGTGGCACACTTATATCCACAGAAGTAGTGCTTGGAGTGAGGGCAGATAATAAAACGCTAGATTTTCTTACAGGCAAAATCCAACACGCCGCTATCTACAACACAGCATTAACCCCCCTCCAAGTCCGCCAGCACTACCAAGCAGGTATAGCACAAGGTTTCCATAAAGAAGTTTTAGCACTAAACCCAACTGCTTACTTTCCATTAAATGAAGCATCTGGCGATGCGATTGATTGGTCTGGTAATGATAATAACGGAACGTTATCTGGCGACATTACGCAGGGAGCAACAGGAAACCTTGCTTATGACGATTCGACAGGTTATGCGTTTGCTGGCGTTAATGGAGAGATTTCTATTACGCACCCAGCTTCAACAACAACATATTCATTAGTTGCCTTAGTTGAATTAACGAGTGCAACGGGTGAATACAAAATACTGGAGGATAATGGTGTTGGTCATTGGTCAATAAGTGCAGGTCGGCAGAATTTAAATTATTCAGCGTCAGATCATTTAGCCGATACTTCTTTAGTTAATGGGCAAATTGCTGTTATTGGACTATCTGTTAATGCAGGTGCAGTATCCTTTTATTTAAACGGTGCGCCAGATGGAACAGATACGGCGGCTATTGCGTTAGATTTTGAAACGCTAAGTGATGCGGCTACGTCATTTGATGGCTCATTGCTTGGTATTAGTATTTATGATTCAGCTTTGACGTCAGCACAACATCGCACAATAGCGCAATCTGCAAGAACACTAATAGAATCTCGTGGCTATTCTAAAGTCATTCAAAACCTAAATCCATCCGGCTATTGGAGGCTAGGAGAAGCGTCAGGCACGACAGCGTTTGATGAATCAGGCAATGACAATGACGGGACGATAAACGGCTCGCCCGTTATGGCTACTTCTGACGGTGCTTTGCATCAAAGTAAGTTGAAGGCGATGACGTTTGATGGGGTTGATGATTATATAGATACAGGTTACGCAGGGGTTTCTGGAAGTGGTAATAGAACTATATGTGCTTGGATTAAGCCAAACGCCGTAGGTGTGGTAGAATATTTTACGTCTTGCGGTGAAAATGCATCTGGAAAATTAAACAATCTTCGTGTAAACGCTGATGGTACGCTTGGTGTAGCGTACAACTCTGGGTACGCAGACGGTGACACCGTAATGTCGGCAGGTAGTTACTATCTTGCCACCTATGTCCTAGATGGCACTACCATAGGAGACACAAAGTTGTATGTTGACGGTGTTGACCAATCACTGACATTCCTCAACAGCGGGACAACTGTTAATACTGGAACGACTTTCTCATTTACTATAGGTTGGAATGAAGCACTTTCTGATTACATAGCTTGTGACATTGGGGAGGTAGCTTATTTCCCAACAGCACTCTCAGCCCAACAAATCAAACAAATCTACGAAGCTGGAAAGTCACGGTACGCCGCGGAGGTTATTAGTTATGAGCCAGTTAACTACTTCCGTCAAAACGAAGTAAGCGGGAACACGATCGACTTAGGCTCTTTGGGTAACGATGGCGTGTGGACTGGTTCGCCAACGTATGGACAAGCATCCGAAGTTATCACCAACGAGGCCGACAATAAATCTATTGCGGTGACTGCTTCGGAATCATTAGCGTTTACAAGCCATGCAGCGACAACAACTTATTCTTTATTGTCCATTATCAAGCCTACAGGCGTTGCGGGTTCGCAAGAAATATTCACAGATGGCACGGATAGCTTAAAGCTGAACGGCTCTAATCTAAGTTTGTTTTACTCAGCAGCGGAGCATAATTCAAATACCACGCTGGTTGCTGGTGAAGCGCATATGGTTGGTGTGTCGGTTAATGCTGGCGCAGCAACATTCAATATTGATGGTACTAATGATGGCGCGGCGACAAGTGCAACATCGTTTGCACCTACAAAACTATACGATTTAACATTTGCTGGAACAGGTGACGAAGCGGCTGTGTTTGGAACAGCTTTAACTGGTGAGCAAATCCTCGATATTTACGAGATGGCGAGTTATACCTTAGCTCAGTTAACCCTGTTTGGTATCAAAGGCATACTTACAGAATCCATAACAGCAGACCAATGGATAGCTAGAACTCATAAAAGAGATAACGGCGATTTCTTAGACTCCTATACTTGGGACGGGACTGGCTTTTACAATGTCTTAACAGCACAATATGAAGGTGCTGTGGATGTAACCATCCTTCAGGATATAGGTCTAGAATGGAAACCCTCAGTCGTAACAGCATTAGATGATAGAGTTTATCCGACAAATGCAGTAACAAATAATTTCTATTTTATCTGCACTACAGCAGGAACAACAGGAGCTAGCGAACCAGCATGGCCGGGTTCTGGTACAATAGTAGATGGAACAGTAACTTGGACTTGGAAGGGTGGTTTGGTTAGACCTAAAGTTCACGGACCGTTAAAACCAACATTAATAGCATAGGAAACAATAATGGCTTCAACAGCAGAACCAAATTTAGGAATTAATTATAACTGGCTACTTGGTGAGACTGAGTGGAAAACAGGAATGGATTTAAACCTGTTAAAGCTCGGAGCATTAGTGATGCCTACAGTTTTAAACTCTAATCTTTTAACTCCACCCGGATCACCTACTGATGGCGACATGCACATAATTAATGGTGTAGGGACTGGGTTATGGGCAGGGCAGGATTATGACATTGCTCATTGGGATGGCGTAAACAGTTTGTGGTTGTTTTATACGCCTAAAGAAGGTTGGGCAATTAAGGACGTAAGCAATGATTCCTACATGTTTTTTGAGTCTGGCGTATGGGTCAAAGAGTATGGTAAAACGTCTTCAACTGGTTTAACTGCTGATGTAGGCTCGATACAAGGGGGAACTCCACTAACAACATTTATTAATGAGATTTCAACTTGTGCAAACGCTGGCGATGCAGTTACTTTGCCAACTGCCCAAGATGGACTAGAAGTAGTTATTGTCAATAATGGTGTAGCTGCTTGTGATGTGTTTCCTGCTTCAGGAGGCATTTTAAATGGTGGTACAGTAGACTCGGCAGAGTCTTTAGGGGCTGGAAGTTCTATAAGATATGTGGCTTATGATGCAACTAACTGGGTTAGCTTGTAACTCAGGTATTCTATCAGTTCTCTTTGCGATTTCGCCTTACTTCCTAGTGCAGAGAGAACTAATTCGTCGACGCAGCCTTTGGCAACCAGGTGGATTATCCTGACAGGCTTAGTCTGGCCTTGCCGATGCAATCTTGCGTTAAATTGATCATAGAGTTCTAAGGACCAATTTAAACCATACCAGATTATAACCGAACCTCCGTATTGTGCATTAAGGCCGTGCCCTGCGCTAGCTGGATGACAAGCTAGCATCTTGATATTGCCTTTATTCCATTCTACTAATTCGTCGCCTGAGGTGCTCAGAACTACTAGATCAGGGAAGAACGATTTAAGCTTTACTAGATCGCTCTTAAAATTATACGCAATTAGAAAGTTTTCGTCAGGGTTGTCATCAATTATGTCCTTGACGGCTTTGAGCTTCTCATCGTGCAGGTTGTGAGTGTCTCCATTTTCATCGTAAACAGCTCCGTTGCATATTTGAAGTAATTTATTAACTAAAGCTGCAGACGAAGGTGTTTCTATATCTGTCCCATCACTAAGTGTCATGAGGAATTCTTTCTTTAATTCTGAATAGAGATCCTGGACATTTTTAGGCAGTTCTATGTAGGTAGTAATATCCAACCTATCTGGCAATTCTAAATAATCCGCAGAATCCATGGTAATGCAGACATCCTTTATTAACGCTTGTACTTGGTCATACGCATCTTTTTTAGGTTCGTACCCATATCCCATATAGCCTAATGGTTTAAAAAACCTTTGGCGGTAATTCGTAATGGTTTTTCCTAGCCTGGCGCCGTTATCGATTATATACATCTGAGGCCACAAGTCTTCTAACCCTCCTGGTGAAGGTCTTCCAGACAATAAGATCACGTGAGACAAATATTTAGTTACTTTCCTTAAAGCTTTAAATCTTTGAGTCTTGTGGTTCTTAAAGCTAGTTGACTCATCGATAATGACCATGTCCCATTGCCATGGGACAGCAGACACTAGCCATTGGATGTTTTCTCTATTTATGATATGTATATCATAATCAGGATTAAGCGCACCTAACCTCGCCTTAGGCGTTCCTGTGCATATTGATATTTTCAAATGAGAGAGGTGGGACCATTTAGCTGCTTCTTGTTTCCACACTGTATTGGCGACGCGCAAAGGCCCTATGATCAAGACTCTAGTGATCTTTAGATCATCTAAAAGATCACTAGCAATTGTCAGACTAGTTGTCGTTTTACCAAGACCCATATCTAAGAATAATCCTGATTTAGGATTATTCTTAGAAAATTCTATCGCTTGGTTTTGATAGTTATGTAGGTCAGATCTGTCTCGTATCATAATATAGAAATATCTAATTTGACTTTTTCTCTAGTCTCCATGAATTTTCCCATTGTAGTGTTAGATCCTTTTGGTTGTATACCATACCAAGACAAATAGGCATCTTTTATTTTGGCGTCAAGTTCTTCTTCAGTTTTAGATACACAGCTAAATCTCAGTGTTCTTTTTTTTCTTAAACAATATATTGACACGATATTACACCTTAAAATTGTTGCTGCAACTTTTGCATTTGTATTTTTGAATACCTGACTTGTCTTTGCCATTTTTGATAATCTTTGTCGTATGGCATTTAGGACAACTAGGATTTTTATCGTGATTCAGGTAAACTATAAAATCGTTGACGATTTGATTTCTTGCACCACTGAACCCTTTGCCTCCACCTTTATTTAACGAGATTGCAGAGGAATTAGTCTTTTTTATTCTATTTTCAATACTTTCAATAAAAGCATCATCACATTCTATTTCGAAAGTCTCGTGGGTTTTATTATCTCTAGTTAGTTTGTATTTGATATTACTATGATCACAAATGGCAATTACCAACTTTCTAGAATAAGGCCATGCTGCTAATTTAAGTTTAATTGTTTTCATTTTATTATCCGTTTAGGTTGTTTAGAAGCCCTTCCCAGTGAGCATTAACACGATCGATAGTACTATCTTGGACACTAAGCGAATGAATGACATCACCGCCCAAAGTGAACACGTATCTGTTGTTTGCTACATAAAGAACCACCGCACCTTTTTTTGTTTCTGCTAGTCTATTCATTTTATTTCCTTTTATCATTTTATTTCCTCAACAGTGCTGCTGAAGTGGGTCCAATGTACACTACTATTTATACTATGTAAAACTTATTTTACTCTATTTTGAAATAAGATCATCTATTAGCTGTTTACCACATTCAACAGAATCTACTACGTAAACCCTAAAGCCTTCGTCTTCTATTCTAGACATAACCTTATATTGAAGTTTTGTAGGGACTTTGCCAGGGGCTTTGAACTCTATGAACATCATCACGCCCTGCCTGATGAAGATCCTATCAGGAACCCCTCGGTTATTAGGAGAGACGAATTTGTAAGCTAGCCATTGGTTTTGTTTGGCATACGCACAAACTCTTTTCTCAATTTCAGATTCTCTCATGTATACACACTATTCCTAATTTCCTTAGTAACTCTATACCCGACGTGTCGACGTATTCATCAGAATAGAACACTTCTTTGCAACTCGTATTCGCAATTAACTTGGCGCATGTTATACATGGAGAGGTTGTGCAATAAATAGTATCAATATCCATAACGTCATCACATTGCAATAACGCATTCTGTTCAGCATGAGTAGCCATACACGAATCTAATCCTTTGGAGCTTTGTCCGCTTTGCCCTCCGCAAGGAGTATCGGTGCAATGCTTAAAGCCTCTAGGAACGCCGTTATACCCGGTTGCTTTTATATGGCCATACTTATTGATGATCACGCAACCTACTTCCCTCCTAGGGCAAGTCGCCCTAGTAGCGACTAACGAGGCTATTTTTAAAAAGTATATATACTTCGGCTCTCTCATAAAAAATTACCCGTTTTGACCATTTGCTTATAGTCATTTATTGTTATTCCTGATTGATCTAGGATTTTAGTATCTGATGGATGGCCACTGCCATTGAATGTGTCGACTAGCCCTAGCTCTAACATAGGCTTTTGCCTACCGAAAGGATGGTCTTTGATGCCGTGGCTTGACCAGACAGTATCTAAGTCTAAATGCGAATAATCTAGTTTGGGATTTATGTAGTTCTCAATCCACCTGATAGCGTCGCACGCTACATCTTCGGCATTGTAGGCAAGCATGCCTGTGTCTTTGCTTATTTTTTCCATGACGGAATCTAAAAAATCCATTTGAGACTTAGCTTTAGGCCTATCTGCTAGGAAGTTTAAGCATTCCGTTGCGTTTTTTCCATAAAAGAAAGGCGAAGATACTTCGACTAGATCAGGGAAAAAATCAGCAATGTCGGCAAGTGTTGCCGCGTATTGGAACCTAAACACTCGGAAACCTCTATCCTTGTTGTATTTCTCAAGCCAAGACATCATGGATCTGAAATCTAATTTCTTATTAGATATATGAGAAGCAAAACGACGAACTAGATCAGGTAAGACTTCGCACATAAACCAATCACCTCCTCTGATATAATCACCTTCAGGCTTAGGGAACGGGGCTATCTGATACCCTGAAGATGTGAATTTCGGACCTTTATGGTTCCTGATCACATTGGCCATGTCATCAATAGAATGACATTCGTTAAAATATAAAAGAACAGAGTTATGGTACCCCGACATACGCGATGCATAGTTGATTCCGGATCCTGTCAAGCGATGGACAAAAAAAGTATACAACCACTCCTCTAATGACCAAAAAGATGTATCAAACCTGGTGACAACTGCCGATCTAATGGCACTCATTTTATGTGCATACGGGTGATTTTTTTCAGAGTATCTAATATCTAAAAGCAATTGAGTAAATCCAGCGTATTTTCTTTCAACGACATCGTATAATCTTACATTTTTTATAAGATCATCATCAAAAGGAGTTTCGCTATATGGAATATCTCCTAGATTACAATTATAGTGTTGCCATTTGGACATTTCGTAATAACGTAAGAACTCATCATAATATTTTGTAGTATTAGGCATGGTCAAATGCCTCCAAGTCACCCCACTCTCTGACGGCGTCAACGGCTTCCCATCCGTCCAAACCTACTAATCTAGATTCTATTTGGTGATCACTACCGACATTAATAAATATTGCCCCAGGAGCGCCTTCGTCGATGAATCTCTTATAGGCTTTGGCGTCATATGTAGAAGTTGTCAGGAACTCAGGTATGAAATCAGAATGTTTATAAAACGATTTATGATAAGTCACCACATCAGCATCGCCTTTTTCACCGTCTTTAATATTTCTAGCTACAGCTACGCCGACAGCCTTAGCTCCAGGCCAACCTAATTGCAATGCCCTTATCATCGTTCCTGTCGATACAGCACAATAGAATTCTGAAGGTTCACCATGCATCACAGTATGGTCTTCACACATATTGACAAGCCCTGCTGTAACTATAGGGGTATCTGCGAGCCCGAACGGTAAGGCAATGCCGTCGAACCTTTTTGCCCATTTCCTTATCCACGCATTCAGTGTTGTCATTGCTGGAATTTTAGCAAATCTAAGATCGCACCCATACGCTTTAACAACAGATTGATGAGCAGTTACTTGCTTAGACGCCGCAGCGAAAAACACTGTTTTCTTATCGTACATTTCTGACAACATCGCTATTGCCTCTGCAGCATGGCCTACCCTTGGAGCGGCATAACCTAATAGCTCACTGTCTATTGTTGCTATTAATTTCTCAGCGCCATACGCCTTAAGGCCGCACGGGCCTTTAGCAAAGTCTAATATGAAAATGTCACCTCTCTCAGGGGATGGATAAAAAGCCGGGGCAGGCAATTTTGATCTAAAACTACCATAAAGCTTTAAGTAGTATTCCTTAGAATCGCCATCAAGGCATTTATCCTTATTTCGATTACTTTCTGTTATCTGATACATGATCACCACCCAATAATAGAGTTATAATTTTTCGGAGCAATATGTACTGAGCTGGACAATTCCATAATTTCTTTGGCATATTCTTCGCCTCCCATCATGTACCAATGCGATGGAGGGATTACGACATCGAAATCACAACAGTATGACATCAATCTATCTATAAATCTCATTGTGAAATCTAATCTCTCAGATCTAGATCCATTGAAGTTTGCGCCTTTATATTGGCCTGTTTTCGGTAGTTTTCTTTCTTCGTGTTCTACCGGCACAGGGGCGCATGGCGATATTTTTATTCCTAAAGACTGCTGAGCTGAAATTATTTGCTCTGCATAAGCTTTAGACAAGCTTTCGATATAGTCGTCCTTGCCGTAAGAATGGAACCTTATATCTATAGAGCCTAGACATAGAGTTACGTCGCCATATTTTTGTGCATTGTTATCTATAATAAAATCATGAAGGCTAGCATATAGAGCCGAATATAAAGTTTTGCCGTTTATCTTTTTGATTGCCTGCCTACTTGTCGAATAGGCGACGCTATGGCTGTCGCCAAGGATAACACTATCTAATCCTATATCATCCATCGTCAAGGTAGTGGCAGAAGATAAGCACGAATCAAGACTGTTTAAAAAATCAAAATCTACTAATTTAGAAGTTGTTTTTGCCCCTAATCTTTTTTCTATTTGATCGACATAATTTGCTTCGTTCATAGGTATATCTAACGAGAAAAGTTTAGATCCTTTAGACACCTCGTTCATTATCTCTTTGCACCTATTTACGCAGTCGTCGTTAAAGCCGCCGAACAGGTTCATTGGCCCTGAAAAATTAACCCCATGGTCAATATAGATATTGCCAAATCGGGATATAGAATCGCCTTTAGTGGCTATTTTTGCACCTAACCTCTGTGACCAAGCCTCTGACCAACCTCTGACATGAGATTTGTCAGATTTAGGAATCGGTGTAAATGGGTTTGTAATCATATGCCCTCCCATTTCAATCCTCCAATAAGTGAAAGTGCCTAGGATATACATGTAAGGACGCTGCGTTCCAATACATGTTACCTTTGGTCAAGTTAGGGTACATGCCTTTTAATTCATCTAATGCCTTATTGAATACAACGTCATGCCAGTATTTGTCATTCTTATATCCAAATACAGCATCGTTAGACCGCATGTAGACAATATAGTTTAATTTTCCATTGCGTATCATTAATTGAACAGCGTATGTACACATAAAGTCCTTCATCCCGTCGACAAATGCGTCTTTATGCATAGTAGGCCGAATATAGATCATCGCCGACTGGCGACTACCAATATCTTCAGCAAGGCAGTTTATTGCTTCTTGGTATTGGTAAAAGTTTTCTTTTGAAAAAATGCACCAACCGTAATTTGAATTGATCATCCCATGTTTACTAGACACTTGCTCCCAAATTTTAGGTGTTTTACACGACATGTCGAAGACATCCAAGCTCATAGAGTTGTACCATTCAACTTCGCATTCGGCATATTCACTGTTGACTGTTCCGAATATGCTCGGCTCATCTGCTATAAATGCAGCATTGACTATCTCATAAGTATCGTTATTTGCTTTATCACCTAGCCGGTAAAGGGTTTTTAAATGGTCCCTAACGTCAGAGACATTATGTGTAATCATGTTTGATCCCCCCTTAAACAGATTACTAACGACTTAATGATATTTAAAAATCTGTCTTTAGTTGTATTATTAGGAACAGTGTAATGGCAGTCGGATTCTGTTATTTCAAATGACGAGAAAGATTCTAATGGGATCCTGTTAGAAGCGTCTACCCATATTATTTTATCGAATAAGTGTTTGCTCGCTTCAAATTCTGTTTTAGATCTCATTCCGCAATAAATATCATTTTCAGATAAAATAGCTTTAGATAACCGACTCTCATCACCTTCATTAAATTTTCTTATCAAGTTAAACCATTCTTCGCGACGGTTAACTCTATCGTCGAAACACTCCTGCTCAGATGTATAATCACTACCTATCGCCGGCATGATTATATTTTTCAAACAATATTCAGACGATGACGTAAATTTGAATGAGTAATTATCCCTCAATACTTCACACAAAGTGTCTTTGCCGTGTCTCGCATGGCCCAATACTAGGAGTTTCATTCTAATTCCTCAACAAGGTCAGATAATACAGGAGATTGCCAGCCTTTAGGCTTGACAAGATCTAAAGCAAAAGAATCCCTTTTCTTATTAGGTCCTATTTCTTTCATACAATTCGCTGCCATAACACGATTGAATCCTTGATTGAATACCTCAAGCATCCCTTGCCTTTCTGCAGTCCCTAGAGCAAATACGATCAGGTCGATCAATGCGTCTAACTCATCTTCACGAGTTTCAGCATCGATATATTCATCGAGCTCTTCCTGCATTGCCATTATTCTGAATTCTTTTTCTTTTAGTGAAAAAGGAACTTCGTCACATGTGATCCCGAACTTAGTATGCATCTTTTTTATACGGCTTAAAATTTCTGGTAATTGGTGGCTCATTTATTTCTCCCGGTTAAGTTTAATTAAATTCTTCTCTGGCAACATACTCCATGTGATTCTCACGCAGTGTTTCTGAATGCTTCCTATTAAGGGCGTTAGCTATGTCAATAGCTTTACCTCGGGTCTGGCCTATCATTATTGTTTCTTTATAATTTGCCGGCCCGACTAATATCACGTTGAATATCCTCATTGTGTTCCTCTGATCATCCTTAGAATTGTTTGCTCATGGGTTTCGCCTTGTTCCTTTAGTTTTTCTAGCCTGTCCAGTATGGCATCTTTTACCGATATGAGGATCTTACCGTCTTTTTCTTCTTCTTTTTTGAATACTCTTGGTGATATTTTTTCAAGCTTTTTATATGTCAAAAAACTAACGTGTATCATTTTCATTTTTAATCCTTTCATCATTATATTTCAATAAGATTATAAATTAAATATTAGATATTGTAAATTATATTTTATAAGTTTGTGCACCCTATATCGTCCAAAATTGAAAGGGTTTCTTCGATGTATCTACCATAATCTAGATCTTCAGGGAACTCCCCGAGAGTCATAATAGGGCGTGCTCCGTCCGACTTAGCAACCTTATTGCCATTCTTTTTATAAGTTATGGGGAAGCCTTCTTTAGAGTAAATCCACCTGACGACTCTGCCTAAATACTCATCTCCCCAAACAGCACCTCCGGTGACAGATCTCACAGTTATGAATTGAGTCAGGTCTTTGCAATTCATAATAGTATCCCAGATTGATGTTCCATTGGACAAAAGGCGCATCACGGCAATAACACAGATAGGCGCTTGAGGGTTTTTACTTAACGGGTCTATGGTAAATATCCCTTTACCTTTGCAGTCGTAATCCGTTATAGCTAGGTAGTTGTTAACGTCTCTAGAATATAGAGCCTTATATTGATTGTCTTCTAATTCAAATTTCGTTTCTTTTTCCCAATCGCTACAAATTGACTGGTATTCTTCATATTGGTCTTTGGATACTAATGACACGAAGCCATCCGTATTCGCCGATACAACACTGACGCCGATCAATTCTAATCTTTCGATCAGCATCAACAACGCCAATTGTCCTGTCAATGTCACGGTCATCATCAAATCAGGAGAATATAAAGCTGACCACTTACTCCCTAGCTTGCCGAAGCTCCCATTGATGACAATCTTGAGGGAATCGTTAACGACCTTATTTTTGGCCCTTTTAGCTTCTAATCTGGTTTCAACAATATTCCTATAAATAGTCAAAAACACTTCGCCGAGTTGTTTAGGATATAGGCCTAGATTCAAGATGATGCTCGGGTAGTAAGCCGCAACGTCTTTATCCATTAATATTTCGTTATTGCTAGGAACTACCGTTTGTTTTTTCTCGGTAGAATGAAGCCCTCCGACTCCGAGCTGGTAGGAAGATCGACCTAATTTTATCTTCATCTTTTTTAGCTCAGGAGGAAGCTTTATGGATCCTTTTCCATCTAATTCAAATTTGTGACTTGTTATTATTTTGAATGCTTCTTTCAATTGATCTGTCTGGAATTCAATATACTTCGGTGCCTTGTATTTAAATGTAATTCCATCAGGAAGCTTTGGCGCGTAAAATCTTTTCTTCCTAGAAACCTTGGCCAACTCTGACTTGATCACCGTCTCCGCAATCTGGGCATCGGATTTACTCATTAAGTCTTGTCCATATTGTTTGGACATATCAGCCCTTAGATGCATACTGCCTTCTATCTTCTTATATAAATCAATAGTAGTATCTAGATCATTGATACAATATTCATGTATATCGTCCATCTCTTGTTCGGATAGTATTGTTCCAGGTGCAATAGGAAGATCTTGAAGTCTTTGCGAATTCATCCTACCACCATAAAGCTTAAGGCTAACCTTAACACCTGGGGCAGGTTCTGCTATATCAAAATGGTCCATTCCTGTAGGTTTGACCAGATCAAATTGATTCATAGTCATCCATCCAGGTTGATTCCCATTGATGATTTTATCTGACAGTTTGTGTATTTCTTCTGGGCTTTTACCTTTCAATACATATAAAAGTATCGGTATATCATAGTTGTTACTATTAAAGCCGAATGTCACCCTCTTAGTTAGTATAGACCTAAGCTTGCGGATCTGCATCTCAGGTAGAGCGCTCGTATTCCCTCGTATTTCTATTGACGATGTCTTATTGTTGTCGATATTTTTAAAAGCAACTAGAAAGTAGTTAGGATAGACTTCACAATCTAATACAATAACGCTCTTTTTATCATTGTTAAGCATCTCCTAAATCCTCAAACAAGCTATCAATAGGGAATACTGAGTTAGGATCCAATACCGACATCGGGACTATTTTCTTAGCTGTTTTAGAAATCTTAACCACTGCTTTGCTTCCTACTACCTTCATAACCTTTACAACCTGTTCACTGTTCTTAATTTTTACGATATCGTACTGTTTAATTTGATACATGGTCAAAGTTCTTTTTTGGATGTGAATGCCAACCATAGGCTTCAGGTAAACTCCTATCGTCGAATTGGCACAAATAGTTGTCTTCATTTTTAGGATCATCCCGAACAAGTGCTTGCTTAAATCTGAGCCTTTTTACAAGACCCGAGTATTGGTATATTGCCGTTCTCATAATATTCTCCTTATTATCAAATAAAAGGCACCTAAATTTTAGGTGCCTTTTAACATTACAGACTATAAGTCATCATCGTCATCATCCAACCCGTCTTCGAGATCATCAAAGTCGTCAGTGACGTCAATCGGACCCATCCCAAATGGTTCGCCATCTTTAACAAATTGCACACCATATAAATTTGCATTCACACGCTTACCGAACTTATTATTCTGGACCCATAGATCAATAACAACGTTGACGTAACAACCGGCGTAGAGAACCTCATCATCCTCTGTCAAAGGTGTTTTATCGCGATTCAAAACAGTAGGCCGTTTTGAATTAGCTGCCTTAAGAGACCAGTTTCCTTCGTAGCCATCATAGTCAGACTCGTCCCCGTCTTTGAGACAACGCTTATCTGAAGCGACTTTGATATTAGCTTCTGCAATAGCTTCTGCAATAGCTTTATCTAAGATCTTTTTAGTCTTAGTGTCATTTTTATCAATAAGGACTGTAGCTTCATACTTGCCTTCTTGCCCATCAAAAACAGCTCTTTGAAATATAGATGGGAAAGATAGACGTACATTTTTAATCATCATTTTAGACATTTTATATTTTCCTGTTTAAGGTTTATCGGCTTAACTCGTCAGACCTAGTTTGCCAAGGCTAGGTGACAAGGTGAGATTTATCTCACCTTGTTTCGTTATTTTATCTCATATCCAAAACGCGCCGTGTCTCGGTCTTAAGCATTAACATGACGTCAGGATTTTTATTCAAATACTTTTGAATTGTATTTGAGCTATATTTGCCGCGAGGCAATGGGGATTCGTCGCCTGCCCAACGGGTATGTTTTGATAACATGAACCACACAATATTTTCTGATCTGACACCGGCTTCTTGCAATATACGCATTGCTGCTTTCCATCCTGAGTCTGTATAAGTATCGACAGAATACGCATCTTTCGTAAGATCTGCTAACTCTTCTAACGTTTTCATAATAATTATCCTTATATCCTTTTCGATATGCAAAATGTATTTGCCTAATTACTATAAGTAATTAGGCAAATAACTATTAACAATTAGCTAAAATGTTGTTTTACTTTAGACATGTCAGCGGTTTTAACATGAGCTTTGAAAGCTGCCCAGTTATCGAATTCTTCCTCAACTAGGCCTTCTTCGTCATATAATAACCAGAAGCTACATAATTTGTCTGCGTATTTATGACCGGATCGGGGACAGAATCCACCTAAGAAATTTTCTCCATTTATCGTCGATATTCTTATATCGTCATAAGTGCTACCGCTCATAGGGCAATTGTTCTTGAACCAAACGTAGTTTTTGTCGCCATCAACTAACCCTTGCTTACAAAACTTTAGTTTTGTAAGCAAGGTTTTAGATCGCGCTTCAAGCGAAGTCTCATAGCAGAACCAATCATAGAATCCAAAATAGTCGCCTAGTAATGAGGGATCGGTGAGAACTTTATTTATTGAATGTTTAGTCATCTTATTTCCTTTTATCGTTTTAGTATCAATCGCATTATTGCCGTTGATGGTTTATTATACACTTTAAGTTGTCATAATGTAAAATTTATTTTACTATTTCTATGACTGCTCTAACAAGAACAGGCGAGTATTCTCCCTGGGCAGCATAAGGCAAGCTTGAGCCCATACAAAGAGTTGCCTTCTGGAGATCTTCTGTCTGCTGGGCCCTATCCTTATGAAACGGTCCTACCTTCTGGTTGATCAATAAATACTTCCCTGTCTCCTTATTCCTCCATGCGGGTTTACAACGATTCACAACACTTTCCCTAATTTATTAATCTCGACTAATTTAATCAGGTACTCGGCCTGGTGTCTGGCGTCATCTAATGCGTTGTGGGCCGTACCTTTAAAGTCCATTTCTATCTTAGGAAAACTACTCCTCATTGTCCTGTAGCACCTGTCCTCATGGTATTCCCATGGCGCTTTTGAATTGAACGCAGCATATGCATTCTCTAAAACCACATTATCGAATGCTGCACCGTTACCCCAGATTTGTTTATTGCCTGAACCTAGCCACGCTTTGAATTCAATCAGCGCTTCTTTCAACGATTTGGTATCGGTAAACAGGTCATGGCTCGCTTTCGCATCTTGTTTTATCCACCATTTGAGGGTGCTACCTGACACCTCAAGGCCTTTATTCAAACAACTTTGAATATCTATGTTGGTATAAAAAGTATTGGTGATGCCTAATACCTCATCAAATTCAACAGCCCCTATAGAGACTATCGCCGCATTCGGTGAAGTGCTTAATGTTTCTAAATCGACCATAATATTTTTCATGATATGTCCTTCAGCAATCCTGGGTTTTGATAAACGTTTCCGATAACTTTACAGCCTAATAATGACCACATTTTTGCTATAGGTTTCCCTGTTATATAATGAGCCTTACTACCCCTGGCACCGAACCTAGTGCCTGCATTGCTATACTCGACGATACCTAAACCTTTTTTATGGCGTACAATATCTCCTTCGAAAATCTCTACTCCTGATTTGTCTTTCAGTCCACTATATTGCATTAGTTCCCATATTTCACAATCATGGTACAACATTTGCCCGACTTGGAAATCCTTAAGCTCTGTTTCATCGTGCATTACTGTCCCATCCCAAGCCCTAAACTTAATCTTCCTGTTCATGATATGTCCTCAAATTCATCTTCTGTTTTACCGGGAGAAACAGCTTTTCTTTTGTCTGACGACTTGGCCATAACTAACGGTGCTTCAGGCTTGTAACAGATGTCTTTAACGAAGTCTTTGCCTGCTAACTTCTCAGCGGCCCCTAAGCCTATCAGAGATTTCTTATATGCATCATCACCTATCTTCTCAACTAATCTTTCTTCTGCATCATCGGTCCATTTTCTGTTGGCTCTACCATGAACTAACTTATATCCAGGAAAAGTACCCCCGCTCATCAAGGTATCTTGGGCCGAGGCAAATACTGCTTTCATGAATGCTTCTATAAGGCCCTTATTATCTATGATGGCCCTCTTCTGATCGTCAGTGATGGTCATAATTTCTATTTCCTCACTACCATCCAAGTCTTCAAATTCGTTAGATATGATCTCTTGTGTGAAGTTGAATAATGCTTTGCAATCTGACTTGGCTTTACACCATTGGCATTGTTTATCTCCTGGAACTCGAGGCGCCGATTGAGTCAACGCCAGCTCTGCTCTTTCTGCAACAAATTCACCGAACTTGATAAGATCAGTTACTGTTATGTCCCAATGGGTGAAATGGTTTAGTCTTGGTTGACATATATGAATTCTGAATTGTTTTATGTCATTCATAAAACCTAACTCATTAAGTAAGCCTAATGCATACATCTGGCCTTGTGTGTTTTCAAAGGCATCGACTCTTACTCCTTTGCCATACTTAAGATCAAAAATGTGGCAAGTCCCATCAGTTAAATCTAAGACTGCGGCATCCATAGTACCGAAACCTTCAGGCACAACATTTGAGAAGTCAACCCGTTCTTCAGTATATAACACCGAGGTTTTATTTTCATGTGACAACACGTAGTCCAAATATTCTTGGACGTAGTCCGCCATGTCTTTCTCAATAATAGTATCTAATACTTTTTTGCCGATGTAATACTCAGCATCTTTCCTATTTTTAAGAGACAAGTCTGCGACCTCATGGGCTAATGTGCCTTCTTGAGCGAAAGGGGATGAGACTTCTTCAGGGCCGTTTGGATCTATTAGATCGTCTTCTGCCTTAACTGACCCCGGGCAATTTAGCCACCTTGATGATCCGGATGCTGATAATTTCGCGTGTTGTATCATTGTTATATATCTCCTATAACGTGGTGTTGAAAGAAAATGAAGTTCCCGAATGACGATTATAGGTTGCGTCTGGTATTACCCCTGTGTATTTGCACCCTTCTATCAATGTCTTAGCCATATCTAAAATCTCTATGTTTTTTTCACAATGGCCCTTATCATTTAATACTTGCTTCATTTTTTGATCTAAAATATTCAAAAGGTGTTCACTACCTTCAGTGTTATCAATTAAGTTTTGTATTTTCTTACAATCTGATTCACGCGAAGACAATGTTTCATTAGCCCGCAACTTAGACGCCTCAATACTTCTAGAAATGTCTTTGACAAAATCGAATGGAACAAAACTATTACGATCCAAAATAGCAGTATATAGCTCGCAAATACATTGCCATGCTTCCTGCTCAACAGACTTGGGCTGTTCGGTTTTACCTGTTTTGTCGTAAGCACTCCTCCTAGTAGGATCTTTAAGAATATGATAGGCCTTTTGAAGTTCCTTAAACTGTTCTTCAGTGCCTTCACAATCCTCATTGCCTTTACCTTTGTTTTTGTCAGGGTGCAATTTTTGAGCTTTCTTTTTAAAAGACTTTTTTATATCATCCAGGGTCGCTTCTTTTTTAACGCCTAGAACTTCATACAAGTTATCGATCATTTTTCTACACGAGTGCTAGTTGTTATTTCGATGCCGTTTGTTTCCATGAAAGCTTCTACACAAACGGGGGCAATTTCTTTCAACATTAATAATATCTCAACAGCGTATGCCCTGATTTCATATTGTGCATGCTCGTGTAGGCGCTCACGTAAAAAATTAAACCAGTTATGTAGGTTAGCCGTCGCAAACATATGAGAGTAAGTCCCAACAGGTAAAACAGATCTTGCTAACTCTCTTGGACAACCTTGATCTATGAGCGATCTATAGGTAGAAAACGCAGCTTCATTTTGCGATCTGATTATCACTTGCATCACGTAACCATTTGGATGTATCTCGTCAGTTCGCATCTGCTTATTATCAGTCGATTGAGTGGTAATCTGATCTAACTCAGGAACATAAAACTCTTCAGGTAATTCACGATACCTTGCCGACAACTCATTATAAGACTGGGTTCGATGGCGATGCCATTGCCTGAATACAAATATAGGTGCTTTGATTTCAAATGACACCGTAACTGATTCAAAAGGGGTGTTGTGGTGGTTCTTATATAGATATTTAATAAGTCGCTTGTCGCCGCCCTTATCCTCACCGGCCCGCCAAGCGGCATCGTAAGACACCCTAGCGTTTCTAACGACGGAAAGATCACTACCCATATGATCAACGAGCCTAATTAACCCGTGATCTAGGACTTTTATAGATTTATTCATATTATTACCTAAGTTGTCATTTTAAATTGAATGGGCTTTGCACCCAATTGCCACCTTTGTCCCCTTCTCTGTCGAGGCATCCATGCGCTGTTACCAGCTTGTTTCCAGTGGATTATTTCCGGTGTGTCTTGACCATAAAGGGATTCGGGCACACGGGATCAAGCTTAAGCTTCTTGTATTGCTGTCAATTTCTTATGGAAACTAACAAGCCCGGAATCGCTCAAGTCTGCAATACTATCGGCACCGATTTCGGTAATTATATCTTTGATGTCAGACCTTGGAGTACCTGCAGCAATAATTTTTCTAGCCATATCTTGAACAAGTTGGCTAGTAATTAAGATCGTCTCCGCTTCAGCTGAAGATTCTTCAACCTGCTTTGTTTTCGGCTTTGTTTTCGGCTTGCTTTTAGGTTTCGGCGCATCTTCGGAGTCAGCCGATGGCGACAATGTTGGAGCTTGATTCTTAATAGCTTCTGTTAAAGCAATAACCGCATTAGTGAGTTCATCGATTTTATTTTCTAACATTTTATTATCCTATTTGTAGTTGATTAATAGTCTTCGTAAGACGGAAATATAATACTACACAATTTATTATTTGTAAAATATATTTGTTACTACAATATATTTATTTCACTGAATAGCAATTCTATGATACTATGTCTGCGGACACATCATAACTAACTTAATAGGAAAACTAAATGGAAGAGCATTTGCAAGAACAAAAAGACCAGCCGTTAATGTCGCTAGCTCAGATTGAGGTTAAACTTAAATCTAGACGCTTATACTTTGTCGCTAAAGAAACTGGGCTGTCGTATCCAACTTTAAAAAAGATGGCTGACGGCGAGAACGCTAATTATACTTTAGCGACGTTAAGGGCAATAAGCGATTATCTAAGGGACGAAGAATGCGAATAACTTATAGTTGATTAACAATATAAATAACAACCCAATTATAAGGAGAGGGTATGGGAAGTATTGCAAAACAATACCTTGACGCCGGTAAAAATTTAACACTGCTGTCCGGTAAAAGGCCAATATTAGATGGATGGACAGAAATAACATTGGACGAAGATCGAATACTATCGCACAAAGGAAACCTAGGATGGGTTATAGGCGATGGCGATTTAGTTGTTGACGTTGACCCTAAGAATGGGGGCGAAGATAGTTTCAATAAGATGTTGGACGATGTTCTTGTTACTGAGCAAGATCTGCTACGAATGTCGCCAACAGTAAGAACACCATCCGGTGGTTTCCATATTTATTTGAAGCTGCCTAATAGTTGTAATGGCGCTAGGTTCAGAAAAACGCTGAACAAAATTTATCCAGGGATTGATTTCTTAACTAAAGGATCTCAATGCGTCATTCCTGGTAGTAAAACTGACAAAGGAGAATATAGATGGGAAGATGATCTATTCGGTGAGTTTTATCAAGTTAATGCACCTCAAAGGTTGATAGATCTTATAAGGGTCGATGATTCTATGGTTAACAAACCGGCCGAGCAAGGACTTGACGACCTCGGTGACTTTGAAGGAATTATTGGAGGAAAGTCGTCCACCTGGTCAGAACAACGTGTGCTTGAGATGTTAGATTCTCTTGACGCGTCCATGGACAACAATGAGTGGGTTAAAGTCGGTATGGCTTTACACGACTGGGATCCTGTAGATGGTTTGAGGCTTTGGGAGCAATGGTCTTTGTCAGGTGATAACTACGAAGAAGGTCAAACCGAAAAAAGATGGCGAAGCTTTGATATAGGCGGGGGTGTTACCTTAGGATCTATCTCATATATGTGCAAAGAGATAGACTACGATCTGTCTGCTGAAAGAGTTGAGAAATATCTTAGGATTATTAAGAAAAGCGACGCTAAAGGATTGCAATTCGATCTAGCACCTAAGTTAAAGAAGGAATCATTCTCTGACATCAATAAAGAGATTATTGTCAAATGTTTCCAGGACAGATTCAAAGAATTGACAAGCGTTAAGCTGCCGATATCTCAAATAAGAACAATGTTGATGGACAAGAGTAAGTTTGCTGATGGCCAACTAGTAGACAACGAAGATCTCGATGTGCCTGAATGGTGTAAGCATTGGGTCTATGTCAATAGCCATTCGGCTTTCATGGACCTAAACACGTTAGTATTGCATAAGAGCGAATCGTTTAATATTGAAAACGGCAAACAAGTACCTCCCAACGAATCTGGTAGTAAAGTATCGGCGGCTAAGTTTGTTGCTGATTCAGGGTTTATTAACCAAGTCCATGCATTAGCTTATTTGCCAACGCATGACGAAGCTATCTGTTCGATCGACGGCCTCAGGGTATTAAATTGCTTTAGTCCTAAGTCTGTACCTGAAGAAGCGACTGAACATACGCCGGAGGGACTAGAGGCTATCGAGGTCGTCAAAAGGCATATTAAGTTTATTTGTGGAAACAGCAAAGATGCCGATATATTTACCCAGTGGCTAGCTCACCAAGTTCAATTTCCAGGTAGGCAAGTGTTGTGGTCTCCTGTTATCCAATCGGTTCAGGGCGTAGGTAAGTCGTTCTTCGGTGAATTATTAAGAGCCTGTTTAGGTGACAGAAATGTAGGTACAGTTTCCCCTGGCCAAGTGGTCAGTGATTTCAACGGATGGGCGACAAACGTTGTTGTCAATATATTAGAAGAACTTCGAGTTAAAGGCCATAATCGATATGACGCTGTCAATGCTTTAAAACCTTTAATCACAGATAGGATGATTCAGGTCAACGACAAAGGCGTCAAACAATATATGACCTACAATACCACTAACTACATGTGTTTCACTAACTATAAGGATGCGTTACCTCTTGATGGTCACGATAGGCGTTGGTGGGTGATCTATGCGCCAATTGATTCTCTATCAAACATGAGAAAGTTTGTAGGTGAAGATGCTGTGACATATTTTCCAAAGTTGTTCAAAGCAGTCAACAACAATCCAACTGAGATGCGTAAGTGGCTTCTAGAGTACAAAATATCACAATCGTTTATAGATATTAAGCAAGCACCTATGACTGACCATAAGAAGTCCATGATTGAGACTGAGGAAGCGGCATTCGAAGGACTATATGAGATCAAAGAGCTTATCAAAAAAGGTGGCAAATATTTCAACGAGCAAGTGGTTTGTTCAGTCGATCTGTTTGATGCAATGATCTTCGATTATCCTGAGATTGAGATTCCTAGGAATAAGCGGCACCTGATCTTGAAGAAATTAGGTTATACAATTGCATCTAATAGCATTAAAATTGATGGTAAGGTTAGGAAGGTGTGGAGTAAATCGACTATGAGCAATGCTGTCATAAGAGAGGCATTAATATCTGAAGACCTTTAGTATTTTTTTTGTAAAACTTCTCAGGCCTTTATAGGCCAACTCACAACCTATATAATGCTATGTGCGTGGCTTTATATAGGTTTTTTTTGACTAAAATAAAAAGGTAACGAGCAAAGGTAACGAGGATTTCGTTTGCTGTTACCTTTCTGTAAAAAGGTAACGAGCAAAGGTAACGAGGATTTCGTTTGCTGTTACCTTTTTAAAAAAGGTAACGAGCAAAGGTTACTATAGATTGGTTTGCTGTTACCTTTTAGCTTTTTGGTCAATAAATGTACAAAAGCCCAAAAGGTTATTATAGAAACCGCTATAATAACCTAGATCGTTACCTTTCTCGTTACCTCCCAAGTTGTTGTTTTCATTATTTATACTACTAAAAGGTTATTAGGTTATATTAAAATAATAATTTATAAAATATATAGGGGAATGAATAATGGTAATAGGTACTACTGTTGGTATATAAAAACATTCCTCTATATATAGGGACTTTTCCCGCTCGTTACCTTTTCAAAATCGCGATATTTCCAGGAAACCCTTTGGAGTCAACAACTTGGCGAGGTTACTATAGAAAAAATCCTCGTTACCTTTTGAAAAAACATCAACGTTATCAACAACTTAAAAGGTTACATTAAAGGTTATTATAGTCGCCGGCACCGTTACCTTTTCAAAATCGCGGTATTTTATAATAAGTAAAATATATTTTACTTTTAGCGAAAAAGTGTGTACTATATTTCTACCTGATGAGAATAGCTCATCGAAATAAAAGGATAAAATGATGAAAGACGATGTAATCAAAGAGATTCAAGAAATGCAAAGATTAGGAATGTGCAAAAATCTAAACTTAGTAGAAATAATCAACTCAGGAAAATATGATGACGAAATTGAAGATATGAAACATTGCAGTGTCTCTGAAGTTGCAGATATGATTATCCAATTAGACCGTCTGTTTAATCAGCCATGATTGATGATAAACCACACTCAAACAATAAAAGCGAGCCACCTGTAGCGCCTGCTTCAGACGAAACAGTGCTCGAGTGTATCGATTGTGGTCGCGATAGTTACAATCGACTAAGATGTCGCAATTGTGACGACTCTCGCCAACAACTTTTAAAAGGAAACTAAAATGATTGAAGCAATTGACCTATCTCAAGAGCAAGAGGTTTACGACTTTTTGAACCGAGAAATATTGAAAGAACCTATTTCAGATGAAGAGCTAAGTGTTAAACTGAAGGAAGAATTCTACTTCACTAAAAATGAAGCAAGCCGGTGGTTAGATAAATGGAGCAAAAGATCATGAGAAAAAAATCTAAACATTCAGATCTTGTTATTTTTGTGATACTTATTTCTATGATAATCCTTGGGGTTCATCAGGTTATCACAGTTCGAAGTTTCGGCATCTATCCTAATGGCAAATGCGCCTACGAAGAAGTCGATATTGGTAAGACTGCTTGCCCTGAAGTTCTACCTAGGAACAAGTCTACACACAAAGTGTCACCTAATTGGGCACATTCAACTAAGCGCTGAGCAGCAAAACGGAGTATTAATATGACTGAATTTAAACAAGGCCAAATGATTGAAGTTAGTAACTATGAAACCTTTCCAAAGAAACATAGCTACCAAAGGGAATTTGTATGGGGCTGTGATACGTATTGGTGTATAAGCGGACACGATAAAAAAGAATTATCATCTTGGACTTTCGCACGAGTTATTCCTGAGAAAAAATACAGGTCATTTGCTTTCGACACTTTCCCCAAGCAGTTAGTCTTTGCAAGAATAAAAGATAGAGAAGTAGGTGAAAGAGCAAGCGGTATAGTCAATGCCCACAAGGATGAAGGTATCCTAGTATTTGATTGCACCATGAGTTATGAGTACGCTTTTAACATTATAGAAATTTCATTAGATGGAGGTAAAACATGGCAACCTTGCGGTGAGGAACTATGATACAAGGTTCAGTCAGGTACAAAATAACTCATAAAAGAGGTCTACCTTATCCGGAGTTTTACGTTTGCGTAACTGACCCAAGGGATAATGGTAAGAGGCAATACGTTAAACACTTCGCCATTGGTAAGAAGAGATCAGCTAAAGAAGCTAAAAAACAAGCACTTGCTCACTTATTAGAAATCCAAAATGAGTTCAGAGCGTTAGGGTTCAATGTTGGATATGGGACCCTAATGAACGCACCTATGAAGAGACGTAAGAAGGAGAACTTAGATGGGTAAGCATAAACAGGCTAAGAGTCAGTGCTGTGGTAATGAGCACCCTGAGAGGCTCACGTTCGACCAGTGGAGGGAGTTGTTATGAAGAACTGGGCCATGCTCGACTACATCAACTCGGTGTTAGCTGTAACCTTACCAGCGATATTAATGCTTAACTTTTAAAACAGGAGTAAGAAGTGAATTATAAAATTAAGAACAGATACACAGGTGAAGTGATTTTAACATTGGAAAACAGAGCCAACCTTCGTGGAGCCAATCTTCGTGAAGCCGACCTTCTTGGAGCCGACCTTCGTGGAGCCAACCTTTATGGAGCCAACCTTCGTGAAGCCGACCTTCTTGGAGCCGACCTTTGTGGAGCCGACCTTCGTGGAGCCGACCTTCGTGGAGCCAACCTTCGTGTAGCCGACCTTCGTGAAGCCAACCTTCGTGGAGCCAATCTTCGTGAAGCCGACCTTCTTGGAGCCGACCTTCGTGAAGCCAACCTTCGTGGAGCCGACCTTCGTGGAGCCAACCTTCGTGGAGCCAACCTTTATGAAGCCGACCTTCGTGGAGCCAACCTTTATGGAGCCAACCTTCGTGAAGCCGACCTTCGTGGAGCCAACCTTTATGGAGCCAACCTTCGTGGAGCCGACCTTCGTGGAGCCAACCTTCGTGAAGCCGACCTTCTGATCATCCAGAATATCGGTAGTGAGTCAGGAACACTAATAGCAACATGGGAAGGTGATGATTGTCATGTAACACGAGGTTGCTTCAGTGGAACTCTTGGTGAGTTTGAAGAAGCAGTGAAAAAGACCCATGAAGGTTCTCAGTACTATCATGAGTACATGCATGTAATAATGTTAATCCAATTAAGAATGAAGAAATAAATCATTGACACACTGTGTCATTAATATAGAATGCTTTACGTTGTTATGTTGCACCTTCACAAAACTAGGAGAATAGATTGATTAATTTAATGCAGGGTGACTGCCTTGAAAAAATGAAAGAAATACCTGACGGCTCAGTTGATATGATTTTGACTGACCCGCCTTATGGTACTACAGGTTGTAAATGGGATTCAGTTATACCGATAGAGCCAATGTGGGAGCAGTTGGAGCGAATTATTAAGCCTAATGGGGCGATTGTGTTGTTTGGGAGTGAGCCGTTTAGCAGTGCTTTGCGTATGAGCAATATTAAGCAATATAAGTATGATTGGGTTTGGGATAAAAGACTGCCTAGCGGTATGCAGTTGGCGAAGTATAGGCCGATGATGAGACATGAGAATGTGGTTGTTTTTTGTTTCAATGGAACACCTAACTACTACCCAATAAAAACACCACAAAAGAAACGAACAGGTAAAATTCATTCAAAAAGTGAAACATCACCGATAGCCTATGATGACGGAAAGCTAAAAACTTACACTGAAAAGAATCCACAAAGTATTCTTGAATTTTATAAGCGTGATGGTAAATCACTACACCCAACCCAAAAACCAGTTGGCCTAATGGAGTATCTGATTAAAACTTACACCAACGAGGGCGAAACTGTTTTAGATTTTACAATGGGCAGTGGTAGTACTGGCGTAGCTTGCAAGAACCTAAACCGTAAATTTATTGGTATAGAGCTAGATGAAGAATACTTTAAGATTGCACAAGATAGAATTAGTGCAACATAACCCCAAGCTAAACGGAGAGGAACCGCCCACACTCGCGGAAATTATCGAACAGATACCCGCCGAGAAGCGAATGGTGGTAGCCATATAACCCTCGCTTAACCGCGCGAGCGGTAGCGAGTCGGTTTTAATGCCGTTGTTAGGCGTGAACGAACAGGAGAGATTGATGGAACACTTAAGAGTTAACAAGCATTGTGATTGCACACACAAAATTACATGGTTTGCTGAGAATGTAGAAAACTGTGTTATTGATAGGGAGTATG